CTGCGATTGCATCTCATCATTGTATGTGTAACCTCTCCAGTTTGCTCTTGTTCCATAACGTTCACAAAGTTTCATGTACATCATGGCCAGTTGGTTGGTCATCTTTCCATGGTCCACTGAGAAGTGTCCATTGCTCATTCCGCCTACCCAGTGTGATTTGCCCACACACACGGGTTTGCCTTTTTTATCCAGTTTGTAATGTTGGAAAGGAGGGAAATTTACTTTGGCGTGGTGATCAGCAGTTTGCTTTGGATTCTTTTTCCTTTCGCTGTCCATGGGCACATGATCAAACATCATTACACGGAAAACAAGATCTGTTTTGTCTATTTTACGCGGAGACACAGTGTAGTCTACTAATTTTATTTTTTTCTTGCCTTCTGCTTTGGCCATTTCCCAGGCATCTTGTGTCAGCCTTTTGGCCTTGTTTTTCTTGGCCTCGGCTATTGTTCTTATATTGATCTTTTTTAGATTGGGCACGATTATGTCGTATTGTGCATCGTCGGGTGTCACATACGAACAATAGGTGTTTTTACTGGCATGTATTTGGGCCAGCAGATCTCGGTTGTTTAGGTATTTCACTCTTTTCATAATTATCTCTCAATGTCGCTAAAGTGACCACAAACAGGTCTGTTGAATCGTGCCGTATGGGTAATAAAGTGCGCCTAGAATAATGCCTATAAATATAGTTAAAGTATACAAAATTTTACAAAGGAAAGCAACCATATAATGGCATTCGGACAAATAGGAAAAATAGTTAAGAACGTGGCCGGCGGCGCCTTAAACAGGACATTGGCGAGACTGACTGGTGCTGGTATTTCCACCGACAGCAGAATAGCACAGGCGAGGGCCAGATGGTCGGGCAGGAACGACAAAAAAGACTGGCGTGTAAGACTACAGATACCAAACGCCGCTAATGAGGTGTACAATACACTGCTGGCCAACAATGCACTGATGGAACCCTTGGTCCCATCACGTGGTATATTCTGGCCGTTGACCCCGGCAGTTGTAATAACACACACTGCGTCATACAATCCACTGTCCCAGACTCATAGCAACTACCCGTTCCAGGCATATCAGAATTCACAGGTGGATGGATACAACATCATAGGCGAGTTCCCGGTCCAGTCCGCGGAGGACGCCAAGCACTGGGTGGCAACTGTTAACTTTCTCCGTACAGTGACAAAAATGTTTTTCGGCAAGGAACAGAATCTCAAAGGCAATCCACCACCGATCCTGCACATGTCAGGTTACGGTGACCACATGTTTAACAAGGTTCCAGTAGTGGTCAACACATTCAACGTGGAACTAAGGCCAGGCATTGACTACATTTCAACAAAACAAGATCAAGGCGGACAGTACCGTGAAGCAAACATAGTCGATGAGGTGGCTCTGACCACAGGTGAAGAGCAGTCCTGGGCTCCCACACTGTCTAACATATCAGTGCTGGTGACACCGATCTACTCTAGAGAGTCCATCAAACGATTTTCTTTATCTGAATTTGCTAGAGGCGAACTTAACGGCAAGGGCGAAGGAGAGATAGGATTCATCTAATGGCCAAGTATTCATCTACATCACCGTACTTTGCCACACCACAGAATGAAGTGAACCTGGAGACATTGGTCCCGAGGACGATCACTGCCGAACTTGATGACACAACTTACACAATCGAAAGGACCTATGCTTACAGGCCAGACCTGTTGGCGTTTGACCTGTATGGCACGCCTAGACTGTGGTGGGTGTTTGCACAGCGTAATCCAGATCAGATAGAGGACCCCATATATGATTTCAAACCAGGAGTAACCATACAGTTGCCAAAACAGAGCAACATCAACGCAGACCTAGGAATATAACATGGTGCTGAGTGCTAATAAAGAAGCGTATTTAGGTAGGAAGAACAATTCTTTCGAACAGCCAAACCCATTACACAGATTCGCGACCTACAATGCACTTTTTACTATCAGCGGAGTCACCGAAAAAGAAATGCGTGACGGAAGTTACCTAACCAATCCTGTAAGGAACGTGATCGCAAGAAGTTCAGGTATCGGCGCAGAGAGACTGGACGCCGCAAACTCGATAAATGCCCAGAGAGGTGTGTTTAATGACATAGAAGATAGCCTAATTAGGAACACCGCTGGAAGAGGAGGAGGGGCCGGAGAGGCCAGAGACCGTGTCAGTGGTATTGTGGAGAATTACAGCGATACTCTAGAAATTTTAAGACGTAATCATGATGTGTTTATTGAAAATGTCAACATACTTTCAACAATAGCACCCAACACAGAGAGAAATTTATCTAACTTTACAAAGATGGAGTTCGAGATACACGAGCCTTATTCGATAACCTTGATAGAAAAAATCAGGTCAGCCACTTTCCTGAGCGGCTTCCTGGATTATCAAGATGCTCCTCTGCTGTTGACCATCGAGTTTAGAGGATTCGATGAGAACGGTAAGCCACTTAAAAGTGGCCTATCAGAGACCAGGAAGATACCAATTCTGATAGCCAGAGTAGAATTTGATGTCGACGCGGGTGGTGCCAGGTACAGCATCGTGGCCGTGCCATACTCCGATGTGCCTTTCGATGACCGATTCAAGGTGTTACGTAGCAGGGTCGACTTGACCTTACCAGGAGGAATACACAGTTACACAGACTGGAAGAAAAAATTTGAAAAAGAGCTGTCGGACCAGATGCAACAGGAGATCGACGAAGGCGTCAGGCAGTACCCTGACAAGTACAGAATAGAAGTGGATGACAAACTGCTTTTCAGTAAAGAACTGCGAAGTTACGCATTCTCCCAAAAGTCATTATATGGTGGGGCGCCAGTCAGCGACAGAGACGATTACATATTGGCCAACACAGAAGGAGGTCTAAGCAACGAATATTCAGTGGGAAGTGACTACACTCAGACCGCTGACTCTGGTACAACTATAACCAAGGCCCTGGAAGACTGGATGAGAAATCAAGTCGGTTTTTTTGACCTGGCACAGGATTTCTGGAGAGCATATCTTACCATGGCCGAATATGAACTTCCTAATGGCGAAAAGGAAAGAACAAAGTTTATCAGAGATCTTTTGACAAACAAAGATAAGGAACAAGAACTGTCAGCAGTGTTACTCAAAAACCAATATGTTCCGTGGTTCAAGATCAAGACCACGATATTTACTGACACCTCCAAACTGGACTCCGTGACCAAGATGCACCCCAAGGAGATAGTCTACAAGGCAATACCCTATAAGATCCATGTGCTCAAATTACTGTCTGCGGGCCTAAGCGTGGGCAAAGTCAGTTGGGACAAGTTGGTAAGGAAAAATTATGATTTCATTTACACAGGTGACAACATCGACGTCCAGAATCTGAGAATAAACTATAAGACTGCGTATTACATGAGGAATGTGCGTGGTGATGACAAGACGGAAAATGAGTCAGGCGTGGCAAAGGTGACTCAAAACCTTTCCAAACTTGTATTTGGTGAGGAGACCTACCCCGAGCCTACGTTGCCACTGAGGTCTTATCCAAGCAACGTAAAGGGCAGGTCAACCGTTGAGAAATTCAAGGCAGGTGGCAACAAGGCCCAGGAGTTCTTTGACTATCTGACCAATCCGATTGCTGATATGATGACCATAGAACTGGACATACTCGGAGATCCGCAGTATATCTGTCAGGACGTGCTGTCTAGTCTTATAAGGTTGAATGAAGAGAAGACGGAACAGGTGATAAAGACAGTCAGCGACTACGACTCACAGTTTGGCAGTTTCAATGGTGACCAATTCATGACCCTGATCAACATCAGATACAGATTACCAGCGGACATTGACGAAAGAAAAGAAGGCACCATGTTCTCGGGGACACAGAAATTCAGAGACGAGAACCTTTTCTTCAACGGAGTGTACCAAGTGGTCAAGGTGGATTCAAAATTCAACCAAGGACAGTTCACGCAGACGCTGACCTGTGTGAGGATGAACAACCAACAGGGCCAGGGCCTTGCACCAAACGTGCTTTCAAGTTCACTTGGCAAGTATTTCCAGGAGGACGAAAAAGGCGATATTGACGTGAAGGACGCATTTGAAATTGGAGACGATTTAACTGGACCAGGAGTAATTCCGTAGATAAATTAAATTATGTCATACAAAGATAGCAGAGGATTCACAGATACACAGGACAACCAGAAGGACTTCAGCGAGAAGTACATAGACAACAACAGTGGGCCGTTCCTGGCAACTGTGAAGGAGACAGTCGATCCGGCGCGGATGGGAAGATTGGGAGTAAACATACCAGCACTGACCAACACCAAAAAACCAACCCTAGAACAGTTGACATGGTGTCAGTACCTGCCACCATTCTATGGAATCACACCGTTGGCAGGGGTCAACGGACAGGATCCGTACGGATACAAGTCCAGCCAGACCAGTTACGGCATGTGGGCGATACCACCCGACATAGACACCACTGTGTTGGTGATTTTTGCCAAGGGCGACGGCGGAAGTCCAACAGCGTTTTGGATAGGTTGTGTGCAGGAACCACTGATGAACCAGCAGGTACCAGGTTATGGTTCGACCACGGAAACGGCCATGCCTGCGTCGGGAGGTGACTTCTCACAGAGCAAACAGGAAGTTTATGGCACCGATGCTGTACCGGCCGGAGAAAAAAATCGTAAGACCACCGAGGTAGCAGTACAGTTTGCACAGCAAAAATATCCCATCAATGAAAGACTCGCGGAGCAACTGACAGGGCAAGGACTGATCAAAGATCCAGTGAGGGGAACAACCACCAGTTCCGCACGTAGGGAATCACCCAGTGCTGTTTTCGGAATAAGCACCCCTGGAAGGATCGCTCCAGATTCGGCAGAGCCACGTATCAATGTGGATGGCTCACCGGTCAGGGTAAACAGGGAAAGTGGACACAGTTTCGTGATGGACGACGGCGCCGCGGATGGCTCAAGCCAACTAACAAGATTAAGAACTGCATCTGGACACCAGATACTGATGCATGACACTGATGGTTCGATTTACATTGCCAACGGATCTGGAAACGCCTACATAGAGATGCAAAGCAGTGGAAGGATTGATGTATACTCGGGGGTGGGTGGCATCAATCTGAGAACAGAAGGAGATTTCAATCTTCACTCAGATTCAAACATTAACATGCACGCCAACGGACAGGTAAGGATGAGTGCGGCGGGCGAAATGATTCATTCTGCAGATGCCATTATTAATGTTGGAGACAAGGCGATCCTTAGCAGTTCGCCTAAGGGCTCCATTAGAGATTACGGAAGGGACGGGATATCTTCGTTCACCGATGGCACACAATTACATGGTTCGCTAGGCCAGTTCCATCTGGCAGGACAAGAAGTCCATTTCAATTCAACCAACGCCAGCGAGTTGTGGGGTCCAAAATGGATGACTAAAGAGAAGGTAGGAATGCAGTTGCGAGAAGAAGGCGACGTGGAACTGTCTCAGAAAGGCATAAGGCCTCTTGAATCATTTACAAGAAAGACAAAAACCACCGTGCATAGATTTGTGACACACGAGCCTATGTTTAGGGCCAGCGTGATTGGAAACGATGGAATCATACCTATCGACAGTGACGACAAAAAACAGTGGAGCAAGTTATCAAGGACACCTGGCACAGCAGAGTTCATTAACATGCAGAACAGGATCAGTGGCAACAGTTCGATCCGTGACGCACAATATCAAGCGGACGCCCTAGAATATGTAAAACAAAAAATGGGCAAGAGCACAAATGCCACAAAGGCCAAAAAATTACTGACTGATTTTGGACAAAAATACAATGACATATATGGCATTACAAAAAAAGTCAATCTCCCTTTCGACATCAAGGACAGTATTTCTGAGAAACTGAAAGGAATTGACTTTAACACATCAACCAATGATCTTACTAGCACGTTGACCACCCAAGTCATCGATAAATTTAGTGGCAAGTCCACAGAGTTATTCAAGGACAATGTTTTTGTAAACAGCGCCGGCGATCTGTTTTCTATTGGAAATAGCATCTCTGGTATGACAGGAAGTGTAGACATTTTAAATAAAAGCCTTAACACGTTAGATGGCCTTACAGGCAACATATCGTCAATTAAGAATATAGAAAATAGTCTGGCCAATTTGAATAGCGTCACACAGACATTCTCCAGCGTGGTTGGGGGTAAAGTGGTTGGACTTAACCAAGTGAAAAAATTAGCGACAAAGGCTGGATTGTTTAATGCCAGGGAGGCCGCAATAGGTGGAGAAGGGTTTTTCAAAAATGTTGGAGGCAACTTGGTCGAAAAAATCGGTTCATTTGATTTTGGAAAGGTATCACAAGCGGTTGGAAAATTTTTCAAAGGTGGTGGATTCAAATTCAGTGATGCGAGACTGAAGGAGCAAGTCAGGTTAATTGGAAAATCACCAGCAGGAATCAACATATATTCATTTAAATATAAACAACTGCCCGGCAGGTACATTGGCGTGATGGCACAGGAAGTACCGTGGGCAAGGCGTATGACAGACACCGGTTACTACGCTGTGGATTATAGCAAGGTGGATGTGAAATTTAGGAGGTTACATTAATGGCGTACGGTGATGGTGGATCAGGAAGCGGACTAACAAATAAATCAGTCACGTTCAAAGGTTTCAGTTCTAGAGCCAATAGGCAAAATTTCAAACTGTATGATTTTGAGGTTGCGAAACAGGATTTGATAAACAGGTTAAGCATTCGTAAAGGAGAAAGGGTCGAAAATCCTGAATTCGGCACCATAATATATGATGCAATATTTGAACCATTTACCGAAGAATTGAAAGATGCCATAGTAGAAGATGTGACTGCCAACCTAAATGCAGATCCAAGGATATCAACACAAGACATTTTAGTCAGTGAAGCAGACAAAGGAATAGCAATACAGGCCACAATAACCTATGTACCACTGAATATCACCGAAAAACTTCGTTTTAATTTCGATGAAAACTCATTATTGCGTCTATCTTAATATACGCATATTTCCTAACATATAAATACCGTTGTATATACAATGGCCACAACAGATAGACAAAACAGATTACTAGTAGCAGAAGATTGGAGAAAGATCTATCAGGCTTTTCAGCAGGCTGATTTTAAGTCCTATGATTTTGAGACGCTACGAAGAACAATGGTGGCATATCTCAAGGAGAACTACCCAGATGATTTCAATGACTTTGTTGAAAGTTCAGAGTACGTTGCACTTATAGATCTTATTGCGTACATTTCGCAGGCACTTTCATTCAGAGTAGACCTTAACGCTAGGGAAAATTTTCTTGAAACAGCAGAAAGAAGGAACTCGGTGTTGCGACTTGCGAGGTTGATCAACTACAATGCCAAAAGAAATCAACCTGCAACGGGATTACTGAAGATAGATTCAATTTCAACAACACAAGATGTGCTAGACAGTACAGGCACTAACCTAGCAAATTCCACTATAATTTGGAATGATTCTGCAAACTCAAATTATAGAGAACAGTTTACCGCAGTGCTAAACGCCGCCAACCAATCAGGACAACTCTTCGGCAAACCGAGGGAGTCGGGTAAGATAGGTGGTATAGACACAGAAGTATACACATTGAGTTCGAACCAATTAGACCTACCAATATATGCATTTCAAACAGCAGTTGGAGGCACAAATAGAGCATTCGAAATTGTGCCAAGCACAATCAATGACTCTGATAGCATTTACGAGTCGGCACCAGTGCCAGGCACAGGACTTACATACGTTTACAGATCAGACGGATCAGGTGACAGTAGCAACAACACAGGATTCTTCTTCCTGTTCAAGCAAGGTACAATGCAGAATGAAGAATTCACTGTGAATACATCTATAACAAATTATATACAAAACCTTCCAACGCCAAACATCAACGACACAGATGTTTATCTTTACAAGTTAGATCAGTTCGGACAGTTGGCAGAGTTATGGACAAAAGTTCCATCGCTATCTGGGAACAATGCCATATACAATTCACTGTCCAAATCAGAAAGAAACACTTACAATGTGGTCACAAAGGCCAATGATACAGTTGACCTTGTGTTCGGTGACGGAAACTTTTCGAACATACCATTGGGAAGTTTTAGAACATATTACAGGACCAGTGACAACGCCAAGTTCGCTTTACAACCTGCGGACATGCAAGGTATTCAATTATCAGTCCCTTACACAGACGCCAATGGTGCACAACAGACATTGAGTATTAGCGTGAGCTTGAAGTCAAGTGTTTACAATTCAGCGGCCACGGAATCAAACGACTCCATAAAAGAAAAGGCCGCACAAGTTTATTATTCCCAGAACAGGATGATAACTGCGGAGGACTATCAAGTTGTGCCATTGTCAGCGTCACAGGAGATAGTAAAAGTTAGATCTGTAAACAGATCTGCATCAGGGATATCAAGGGCAAAAGAAATACTTGACCCAACAGGTGCATACTCAAACGTGAGTGTGTTTGCCGACGACGGTATTTTGTACAGAGAAGAATCTTTACAGCAGTTTACGTTTACATTTAACAATAGAAGCAACATACAGAACACCATTGACACCGATGTAGAATCAAGACTAAAAGAGGCATACGCAAGGCAGTTCTATTACTTCAAATATGGAACAAAAGATACAAGCACACTTTCAGCAACTTGGAACTCCACCACAACATCGACAAACACCAACACCGGTTATTTCACATCAGGTGGTGCTTTGGTAATTGGCGATTTTGCAACTTCTAATCTTAAGTTTGCAAAAACCGGAGCATTGATTAAATTTACTTCTCCTGACACAAGGAAGTTTTTGAATGGTTCGCTAGTCGCGTCCACCACTGATAACTCAGAGGATAGGTTATGGGCAAAGATAGGAGATGTGGTACTTGATGGTGCCAATGGAGGCGTAGGAAACTTGGAATCAGGTGCGGGTCCTGTAACTCTTAACAATGTTGTGCCACAAGGCGCAGTTGTAAAAGCAATCATCCCTAACTTCACAACTTCATTCTCAGCAACTTTAGAAGCAGACTTGATAGACAGAATAGAGGCGTACGAAGAATTTGGCCTAAGATATGATGTTGACTCGGAAACATGGAAAGTGATTACTTCAACAAACCTAAGCACCAGCACTACCTTTGCACTTAATAATGCAGGATCAACAGCAGGAACAAATGCAGATGCTAGTTGGTGGTTTAAATTTACCAATGATGGAAACACCTACACAGTGCAGTACAGAAGATTGGATTACGTGTTTGAATCAGAATCACAAAACAAATTCCACTACGATCTCCAGGAAAAAATTTATGATTATACCACAGGAAAAACTGTAAAAGATTCTGTAAAAATTTTGAAAACAAACAACATTGTGTCTACTAGTGCCAGTGTAGGTTACCCATTGCAATGGCAGGTTGTCGATGTGGTGACAGAAGCAGATGGCTTCCAAGATAATAGGAAAGTTAAAGTCGGATTTTTTGACGATGACGATGACGGTGTGGTAGATAACCCAGAATTATTTGACATCTATGTTGAACCAACATTGTCAGAGTCAACAAAATTTGTTTTCTTTGAAGAGTACGACTCATACGATAACATCAAAAGATTCAGACCATACGCGGCAACAAATTTTGTAGTCACTGAAAACGAATCAGATATAGACCTAAACACGGCAACCTATACAAACAACCAACTGTTTTATTTTTACGCTGAGGATGAGGATGTTATCAAGAAATACGATTCGACCACAAATACACTTTCAACAACCACAGAATATATCGCTAGAAGAGGCAGAAGCAATATCAGTTTCCAATACAAACATCATGCAGGCCAGGAAACAAGAATTGATCCTAGTGTTTCAAACATTGTTGATGTTTATATCTTAGAAAGGACATACGACAATCTATTCAGGATATGGTTGCAAGATGGTGGCACGAAGCCGAGCGTGTCAACAGCAGACCAATTAAGAATATCTTACTCAGGCACCCTTAACCCTTTGAAATCACTATCGGATCAAATCATTTACCATCCAGTGAAATATAAAATACTATTTGGAAAAAATTCTGCTGAACAGTTACAAGCAACATTTAAAGTTGTAAAAAATTCAAAGACAAATGTTTCAGATGCTGTCATCAAAACTAGGGTTATTGCCGCTATAAACGAATTTTTTGCTTTAGACAACTGGGATTTTGGTGATACATTTTATTTTACGGAACTAGCCGCATACATTCACAATGAACTTGCACCAGACCTTTTGACAGCAGTCATTGTGCCAAATCAATCAGGACAGAGTTTTGGGTCTCTGTTCCAGATCAATTCCGCGGCAGACGAAATTTTCATCAGTGGGGCCACCGTTGATGATGTGTCAATAATTACAGCACTTGGAGCCAACCAATTGGTGGCATCAGGGACTGTGGTGACATCAACATCATCTACCACTTCTAACACGACGACAGGTTCAGCAGTGTCAGGCTCTACTACATCAGGTTCGGGATCAACATCGAGCACCGGCAGTAGTGGAGCAGGATACTAATGGCAGACAATCCAACCAACGCACTAACAAATAACGAAGTTGTAAAACAAGGAAGCAACGAGTACAGAAGGACTGTGCAACATCTACCAGCGTTCTATAGGACAGATACCAATCAGCGGTTCTTATCCAGCACTTTGGACGCTTTGGTTCAAAAAGGAAATCTTGAAAGGCTGGATGGTTACATAGGTAGGCAAGATGCTTACACTAGAGCTGTCACTGACAGATACCTTCCGGCGACTAGCAGAGATAGATTTGCATATCAATTAGAACCTATTGTCACCTACACAGACAAGGATACCACATCGGTCAATCCAGAAGATCAAGTAAAGTTTACAGGAAGTTACGATGATTACATAAACCAAATAAAATATTTTGGTGCAAAAACAAACAATCATGACCGGTTAAACAAGCAAACAATTTACAGTTGGAACCCTGCTATTGATTACGATAAACTAATCAATTACAGAGAATATTACTGGATGCCAAATGGTCCAGGATCTTTAGAAATCGATTCAGTAGGCCCTTCGGCGGTTATAGAATACAGTGTGTCAAATCTCGCCAAAGGTGCATACAATTTTACCCATAGGGAAAATGAAAATAATCCAATACTTACGCTGTATAGAGGTAACACATACAAATTTGATGTGAATGCAAAGGGTCATCCTTTCTGGATCATGACAGAACCTTATAAGGCGAAGGTGGCCGCTGATGGATCCACGTCTACTATTTTCAGCACTGGAGTTACAAATAATGGAGCAGATTATGGCACGGTTACATTTACCGTACCCACATCAGGTGCGCCTGACACTTTATATTATCAATGTGGAAATCATGATGCCATGTATGGAATACTACAAATCAAAGATATATCAAGCACGACAGCGATCAATGTTGAAGATGACATTGTAGGAGCAAAGAATTACAGTCTTAGGACGCTTGATTTGTCTAATGGAATGAAGGTGAAATTTCCTACTAGTCTGGTTGCCTCGGATTATCAAAACAAAGAATATTATGTTGAAGGGGTTGGAGAAGCAATTACTTTGACGGATGTTGAAGATCTCATAACGCCTGGAAGTTATGCTACCGAAACCACTATATTATACGATCAAGTCGCCTACGATACAAGGCCTTATGCAAAGTCTTATTACACGCCCGATAAGAAAGATTACATAACAATCAAAAGAGATTCACAGGACAGAAATGCTTGGTCGAGATATAATCGATGGTTCCATAGGTCTGTCATCGAAGAGACTGCAAAGATAAATGGACACACGCCAGTGCTCGCCGAAGATGACAGGGCGAAGAGACCTATTATCGAATTTGATTCTGGACTAGCACTTTACAATCATGGAACAGTGGCAAAGAAATCAGTAACCCTATATGATACTGTTACTACAGATGCTTTCAGTAATGTGGTCAAACAAACTGGATACATCGTTGATGGACTTGCTCTCGCAGACGGAATGCGTGTTGTCTTTGCCGCAGATACAGACCCGATCGTAAAAAATAAGATATATGATGTCAACTTTGTCACAGCAGGGGATTCTACACAGGTTATAAATTTGACAGAGGCATCTGACGCCAGCCCAAGCAATGATGATTCAATATTCATTGAATTTGGAACGGCTAATCAAGGTAAAACTTTCCGATATGATTCGACCACAGAATCATTTGTAGAGGCTCAAGAAAAAGAAGATGTCAATCAGGAACCATTGTTTGCAATGTTTGATGAGTCGCACGTTTCATTTGATGACGCAACGACTTATCCAAATTCAACTTTCAGCGGTGCCAAAGTGTTCTCATTTGCCACGTCTGATTCAGCAACCACTGACACGGTTCTTGGCATGAAGGTCAAGTATAAAACTATTAACAACGTAGGAGACATTGTCTTTGAATCAGATCAAACTTCGGGTTCATTCACTTACAAAAGTGGTAACACAACGGTCACTAAAAAATTAGCAGAAGGGCATTTGCATTATACTACAAGTAGGGCTACCCACAATTCAAAGACGTCTTGGATAAAAAGACCTTTAGAAAGCAAACAGCGTGTGATAAGAACATTTGTTGTTGACGAAACAGAAAAAAAATTATTTCCTATAGATTTTTACAAAGATTCCGCAGAACTTACAGATCTCGAAGTTTCGGTTGTTGTCAACGGCACTAGGAAGACTCTGGGCGTGGATTATACTCTTGAAAATGGAACTAAAAACAAATTTGTTAAATTCTCCAAGGATCTCACAGTAGATGACCAGGTAAGGATAGCAGGATATAGTAGCGCCGACAAAATCGAAACTAAAGGAATATACGAAATACCTGAAAATCTATCAACAAATAGCCTCAATGTGCAGTTAGGTACGTTTACGTTTGGACAAATTCTAAATCATGTGAGAGACATATTTGATAAAAATCAAGACCTTACAGGATCAATACCTGGTGTATCTAACCTCAGGGACAAACCAGATGCAAGACTGAAAGGTGGTAGCATACATCAACACGAAGGATCTTTGTTGCCTGCAATATTTAATTTGATAGATCAAGATGCCAATTTTGTTACAGCGGTGGATTATGTTTCTAAGGAATATGAAAAATGGTACAATTCATTTTTGACCCATGCCACGGGCACAGCATATGAAGGCATTGCCACAGACCGGGTGGACGAAATCATTACGTCTATCACAACAGGTAGAAACAGTTCGTTTCCTTTCTATTATGAAGACATGTTAGGCTGGGGAGAAAATGTTTCCACTAGATCATATACAGTTATGGGATCATCTCAGACCGATTACGCTCTCGATTCACAGTACAGCACAACAGAATTAAGCAACAGAGCGGTTTACGTTTACCTAAATGATGTGCAATTAATACTAGGCACTGATTACACTTTTAGCACAGCAGATGACTCAGTGAACATCACGAAGTCTTTGGTGGAAGGAGATAAAATTGTAATCAAAGATTACGCTGACACAACAGGAAGTTACATGCCACCGTCTCCCACTAAACTTGGAATGTATCCTAAGTATACGCCAGAAAAGTTTACAGACACAACTTATATCACTGACACCGAAGTGATTAGAAGGCATGATGGTTCAATAATAAAAGCATACGGAGACGAACGTGATGACTTGATCTTAGAACTTGAAAAAAGGATCTACAATAATATTAAAGTAAGTTACGATTCTGATTTGATAAAATTGAATGATGTAATGCCTAGTGTTTTTTACTCCACAGATTATTCTTTATCGGAAATAGATGCTGTTATGGGGCCAGATTTTTATCAGTGGGCAGGTAGGAATAATGTGCAGTATATCAATAATACTAGTTTCAGCGAAGGTTCTCCATTCACGTACAATTATGCAGGTAGCACAGACAGGATTACAGGTGCAAAATTACCTGGATATTGGAGAGGCATTTACAAATATTTTTATGACACAGATGCGCCTCACGTGAGACCATGGGAGATGTTCGGTCATTCTGAAAAACCAACAGACTGGGAGGACACGTACGGGGCCGCTCCATACACTTCGGGCAATGATGTCTTATGGAACGCCATAGCCTCTGAGCCAGGAAGACAAGGGAAGCCTGATATAAGCAGTTATCTACCAGTAGATGCATCGGGAAATTTATTAGATCCACTTGCGGCTGGATTGGTGAATAACTTTGATATTCCAGGAAGACAGAGTGGTTGGAAGTTTGGTGACCAAGCACCGGCCGAAACTGCATGGAGAAGGTCTAGTGCATATCCATTTACAGTAATTAAAACACTGGCGCTGACAAAACCAGCAAAATTCTTTTCAAACTTTTTTGATCCATCAAGGTTGTCAACAAATGTGTCTGGGAATCAAATATCAACGGACACAGGTGTAAGAATGACGCTTGAAAATGCGAAATATCACTTGGAAACTGAAACAAATACCGCAACTGGGGTCACTACAAGATATCAAACAGCAGGATATCAACCTTTAATCATTAATCATCTAGTCTCTAAAAATCTTGATAGCAAAACTTTTTATTATGACAAAATGAAAAATCTTTCAGTGCAGTTAGGTTACAAATTAGGAGGATTTACAGATAAAGACAACATAAAAGTTTTGACAGACAGCGTGTCACCAGGATCAACATCAGGATCTAAATTTATTCCTGATGAAAACTATAAGATATTATTCAGAACTTCTAATCCAGTAGAAAGTTTTTATTACTCAGGTGTGCTGATAGAGAAGAACACAGATACCACTACAAAGACTGATGGGTCAACGGTTACAAATGTGGGCGGGTTCAAGGTGCTAGGATATAGCACAGTTAAGCCATATTTCAACTTCAACTATCCTGTAAAGACATCAACAGAAACAGCAGTTCAAGTAGGTGGTTCAACAGCAGTTAAACGGTATTCTGCCTTTCAAGAGACAACACAAACTATTCCATACGGTTATGTTTTAGACACAATACAAGATGTTGCTGACTTTTTGTTTGGCTACGGACATTGGCTCGAAAGTCAAGGATTCCGTTTCAATAAATTTTCAAAAGAATTGAAAGAAACACTAAATTGGCAAAATGCTGTACAAGAATTTTTATTTTGGACCACGCAGGAGTGGGCTCCAGGATCAGCAGTGACAGTTTCTCCAGCCGCTGACGGTTTTGAATTAGACACTAACAACAGCATAGTTGGAAAACTGAGAAACCTAGCAGGTGATTATTCAATATTAGATGCAGGCGGCCGGAAAATAGACATTAGAGAGTTATCAACAAAAAGAATAGGTAAGACATTTGAACTAGGAATCAAGTCAGACTCGGTTGGCCTATACAACATAGCACTCAACACAGTCCAGAAAGAACACCTACTGTTATTTGATAACACTACTGTTTTTTCAGACATAATTTATGAACCAAGTACAGGTTTCAGGCAACAAAGGTTAAAGTTGGTTGGTTGGAAGACCGGAGGCTGGAATGGAGATTATTACGCACCAGGTTTTGTTTTCGACGCGGCCCAAGTCACACAATGGATTGCAAATACAGATTACAAGATAGGCGATAGCATTGAATACCAAGGCAAGTTTTATGTTGCCAAAATTAATCATAATTCGGGTGCTAAATTTATAACAGAAAACTGGAAATTAAAAAATAATAAACCACTGCCACAATTAATACCAAACTTCGATTACAAAATATCACAGTTTAACGATTTTTATAACTTGGAGACAAATAATTTTGATGAGTCGCAACAACAATTGGCTCAGAGATTGATAGGTTACCAGTCTAGAGATTATCTTGAAAATCTTTTCGTAAACGACGTATCACAATATAAATTTTATCAAGGGTATATTAGAGAGAAAGGAACTCAAAACGCAATAGACAAAATATTGAAAGCCAAGTATGAGGGCGAAGACATATCTCTTGATTTATATCCAGAATGGATGATTAGGACAGGAAATTTTGGAAACATGGACTCTGTGGAGAATGTTCAAATTATTTTGAAAGATAATGAAATTAAAGCAAATCCACAAAGCATAGAATTGACAGATGTATTATCGGATACAGTCGAGTATCCAAGGTCACAGGCAGTAGATAAGTCCGAACTATACTACGCACCAGTTGAATACACCGCATCTACTACATTCAAGAAAGTTGATTACAGTAAGGCAGGGTTTGATAGAGAAAATACACAGGTTTTTAAAACTGCTGGTTATCCACAACTTCAACAAGTTCAACACACGGCATTTGACATAGAAGACATTTTAAATCTTGACATGAACCGGATCACTGCTAATGATTTAATATGGGTGGCAAATAAGAGTAACAGAGATTGGGACGTGTTTAGGTTAACAAACAGTGGAATAAAAATTGCAGATCTGACACTTATAAATGACGGCACACAGTTACAGGTCACATTTACAGGTTCGCATAATCTATCAGCAGGTTCAACAACCACGGAAGCAGATTTCTTTGGCATCTCAAACAGTGAGGAATCAACACTTAATGGAGTGTACCAGGTAGTTGCAGTGCCTGACCATAAAACAGTCACAATAGATTTTGACGGCAACACGGCATTCATACCAACTCTTGCAGATGGCTCAACTGCAGACAGTTTCGGAAACGTGTATAAATTTGTTTCTGTAAGACTGTCATCAATGGATAACGTAAATGATCTGTTGAACCATGACGATTATGTTGACAAGAATGATGCCATAGAACACCCGGGTGATAAAGTTTTTGCTGATAGCGACAGTTCAGGTTTATGGCGAGTGTACGAGAAACAGGATCCATACACCAGCCGAATACGACTTTCTCCTGACAGCACGACTGCAAATCAAAATTTTGGATTCAGGATCGTTGCAAGGAACGACGGAAGGACAGTGATAGCATCCGCTCCAGGAAAAGGACAAGGTGAGGTACACTTCCTGTTTAGATCACAAGCAACAGCAGGAGACGAGCTACTTGCACAGTCGGTTGGCACAATGACGGACAATGACGACAACACCAGCAGGCTAGGTGAATCATTGTCGATGAGTACAGACGAGAACTTTGTTGTTGCTGGAGCACCGTTTACTAACACAATCGGGGCAGACGGAAGCACGAGACAATTGAACGCTGGCTTGATAAAAGTCTATCTTTGGGATCCATCAACATTCAAATACGGATTGCTTAACACATTGAATCCCCCAACAGATGGCTCGTCGGCCAACGAAAACTTAAATTTTGGATTTGCTCATAAAATATCTGAGCCTACTTTAGCATCAACTAGAACCACTGGTCAGAAATACTTGTTCGTATCGGCTCCTGGACATGACAGCAACACTGGAAGAGTGTATTTTTATACTTGGGGAATAGGAGCAGATGGTTCTACATACGACACATGGACACAGGACTACACAATTGAAGCACCAGATGGAGGATCAGGACAACGTTTCGGACACAGACTCACAGCGAATGACAATGGTGATATTCTTGCTGTTAGTTCTCAAGCACCTGGCAATGCAGGAAAAGTTGAAATATTTGTAAGGACAGGCGCAAGTAATGATGGAAGCACCAAAAATGCCTTTACATTGGTTCAGACTATAACAGGAGTTGCAAGTGATGGATCATCCCTAAACACTGCTTTTGGAGAGTCCTTGGCAATGAGCAAGGATGGAACAACACTGATCATAGGTGCGCCAGGAGTTGATGGTACAGATAATCCAGATTCAGGTGCAGTCTACTATTACAAATGGAACGCTGATGGTTCTACAAACACATACACATTACAACAGACTATAAGTGCTCCAAGCACTAGCACCAACATGAAATTTGGAACTAGTCTGGACATCAACAACGACGGAACAAGGCTTGTGATGGGAGCAGAAAAATTTGCCAATCCTAGAGAAATGAAGTTTGACTTGGGTGAAACAACTTTTGATCTACAGGACACTTCAATAGTAGATAGTAACACCGAATCAGGTGGAGCATTCACGGCCACTATGTATAATTCAAAATTTGTGGTAGATGATACACTGATATCAGACAATGTATCCTCAAATGATGATTTTGGACGTGGGGTGTGCATAATAGACAACTCAGTTTTTGTTGGTGCACCGGAAGACGACGGAAACACTGCATCTGATGGTAGCACAAAAATAGAGAATGATGGCACTGTGGCATGTTATGACCTTACCGTAAATGGACAATATTCATGGAAAAATATAGTGACAGAAACTGCATTGATAGACACTGACAAATTAGGCAAAGTATTTGATTTCAGCAGAAGTTCCAAACAGATTAGAGGATTTTATGATCTCTACGATCCTGTAAAAGGAAGAATATTAGGTGTGGCTGACAGGGAGATACACATCAAAACAACTTGGGATCCTGCGGTGTACAATGTTGGAACAAAGTCAAACACTCAAACTCCATGGGCTGAAAACCACATTGGCGAAGTGTGGTGGGATCTTTCCACGGTCAAGTGGCTTTGGTATGAACAAGACACACAAGAGTATAAAGTAAACACCTGGGGTAAAACTTTTCCTGGGTCAAACATAGATGTATATGAATGGGTAGAATCAAGGTTACTCCCTAGTGAATGGAACTCCAGATCAGGCACGCAACAAGGAGCGTCAGAAGGCATATCAGGTACAGCACTATATGGCGACAACTCCAATTACACAGAGATCAAAAGATACGATTCGAAGGTAGACCAATTTGTTTCTACATATTACTATTGGGTAAAAAACAAAGCAACACTTCCAGCAAACAGTGTCAAGGACAGGAAAAACACTGTGGCTTTCGTGGCCAACTTGATTAGAAATCCTGGTCAGTTTGATGTGCAATATTACTCTGTGACAGATACGAATAAGTTCATTGTAAACAACGTTAAAGGTCTGGTAAACAGCGACATCGTATTGAATATGGACATACGTAACAACACCTTTGAGGGTGACGCTCATAGTGTTTGGAAATTGGTCAGAGAGGGTGACAAAGATTTCAAACCAACAGCACAGATAGAATCTCGTTGGTGGGATTCTCTGATAGGTAAAACTTCAGCAGGTGATATTGTGCCAGACACATCTCTGCCTGTAAATGAAAGATACGGCAACAGACTTAGACCGAGGCAAAGTTGGTATGTTGACAGATATAGTGCCTTGAAAGAAATCATTGATTACGCAAACAGCGTATTGAAGAAAAATCAACTAGTTGGACAAATCAATCTAACAAATCTAGATTCGAAAGATCCAGAACCTACGGCACAAAGTCTGGAATGGGACGCATCAGTAGACACTTATGCTGAATTGACATACGTGAATACAGCCGATCTTTCAGGTACAGTAAACTATCTTGTGAAAGCAGATGAAACGGCTAATAACTATTGGGCTATCTATCAATGGGCCGGAACAGAATGGTCTAGAACAAAGTTACAGACATATAATACTTCTGCATATTGGAGTTATACTGATTGGTATAAAACCGATGGCAGTATGGTTCATGACGAAAATACTCCTGTGGACAAACAGGTAAAATTCGAATACGAATTGGATACCTTAGATATTGCAATAGGAAAACATGTGAAAGTTACAAATGCTGACACAGGTGGATGGAAGTTATTCATGAAAACTGCAACAGGTTTTGAAAACATCGGCACTGAGAATGGCACTATTAGATTATCAACAAAACTTTATGACTATTCGCAAGACGCTACAGGTTTTGCCGGTGAAGACACATTTGATGATAACTTTTTTGATCAAGAACCAAGCACCGAGACAAGGAAAGTTCTTACAGCGTTACGAGATGATCTATTCATAAATGATCTCGCAATAGAGTACAACACCTTGTTCTTCACAGGTCTTAGAAAAGTCCTTTCGGAACAGACTTATGTGGACTGGATGTTTAAAACATCTTTCATCAATGCCAAAAATAGTGTTAGGCAACTAGATCAAAGAAAAACATATACTACAGGTACGGATTCGTGGATTGAAAGTTATATTAATGAGGTCAAACCTTTTCATACCAAACTGCGTGAATATAGACTAGGTTACGATAAGACCGAAACGCAGGACGGTATATTCTCGGATTTTGATAATCCAACTTTTTATGATGCATCGACAGGCAAGATTAGAAGTCTAAATGTTGATTTAGACACAGCCAAGTTGACAGAATATCCCCATCAGATGTGGTATGACTATCATAAAAAATATGTTAAATCAATAACAATAACAGCAGGCGGATCTGGTTATGAAGTTGCCCCATCGGTTACAATACTGGGAGGCACAGTCGGCTCTACAGGGCCTTTCCAGATACAGGCAACAAGTTCATCTGGTGCAACAAGTGGACAGTTTGGATATTATTATCCTCTGTTTACAAGTCAGAAACAGGCTGAAATATATGACTCACAAAACAGTGGATCGGGCACAACCAAATCCTACACTTTTGATGGATATGCGGGGAACTTCTATGGGCCAAGTGCTTCAACAAGTGAGGCTCAATCTAACAAATCAGGATCGTTCAAAATGTATGTCACTCCAGCATCAACTGGTGCGACTGCAACTGCCATAATACAAAATGGTGCGGTGACAAAAATAAATGTGACAAGTGTAGGTGCTAATTACACCGCAACACCTACTGTGGTTTTAACAGGCGGAAAGACCGACGGGACAACACCCACTGACACTGCCAAAGCATATGCAAATTTAGAAAACGATTTAGTAAGAGATTTTGATACCACTATCAAATTTGACAGGGTGTCAAGCACTTCTCGTGTGGTTGACTGGGCGGCATCTACAAGTTACGCATACAATGATTTGTTAAGATATAAAAACCAATTGTACAAAGTCACAAACGCCTTTACATCATCTACAGATTTTGATGACAACATAGGCAAGGTGTACAAGGTCTATGGCAACGAGACAGGACTTACAGCCGCGGACAGGACCAAAGGTTTCTACACTCCAGGTGCAGGTATGCCAGGTAACGAACTAGATCAGGTAATGACTGGTGTTGACTATGGTGGCACTATGGTAACTGGCCTGTTGTTTACTCAAGAAGCAGGTTGGGACAAGGCTGGATGGTATGATTTTCCATGGGATAATTATGGTGGGTCTAGGATAAAGGCTTTTAGGGCGGATGGATCCACAGCGGTATATACTTTTGACACTGCGCCTGCAACAACAGATGTATTTCAAGTCTATATCACACATGGCGACAGCACTAGGAGAAAACTTTCAGATGTCATAAGAGGTGATGGTTCCACAACGGCATTTACAATTAGTGAAACTGCAGACTCAAATGCCTTAGTTGAATTCATTCCTTTCGATGATGATGGTGTTTTAACACCTACGGATGATAGGACACTGGATTCTATAATCAAAGGTGGATTGTTTACATCGGCCTTAGGACACGCTCCAAGCGATATTGTTTTAGAAGGAGACGCTTTTGTTTCTCCGGATACAAGTTATGCTCCTGAGGAGGTGTTGCCTGGACAATTATTTGACACAGTCGACATCAAAGTTTACACTTCACCTGAATCTGGAGTGCCGTTCATTAGTGAATTAAATTATTTGGGAGACGGCACAACTACTACTTTTGCAATAGGTGATTTTCCAGGAACTTTAGGATCAGTGACAGTGGCGGTGGACGGCGTTGTTCAAAAAGGAAGTGCGTTAGATTCAACAATTTCCGATTACACAATTGACGTGGCTAATAAACAAATAGTGTTTGACACTGCACCTGCCAACCACAGTGTGATCTCAACCAAAGTCTTTGCTATTTCTGGAGAAAATTATAGAGTCTTAAACACATTCACAGGAGATGGATCTACAAGGGCGTTTTTGACTAGCACAAGGGGAGAATTCAATTTAGATTCAACTACATCAGACATCTATGTCACAGTTGACGGAGTACCAACAAATGCTTACGTGACATCTACATTGGCAAACACAATTACTGTTACTTTCAATACGGCTCCTGCCGCAAACACTTTCATACAGATAGCCGGATTCAACAAATCAACAACATCCACAAGAAGTTTTGCCAGTGTAAGGAACGAAGCAATAACATATGATGGATCAACAAATAGATATAGTTTGACATATCCTGCTGGATCCATAGGACCGTTTTCAGGACTTACCATAGTTGAAGTCAACGGCAGAGTGTTGAGAGGACCAGACAACACTTATTATGTAGGTGACGGTAGTACATACACCTATGGCGTAGTGTCAGGACTAGGCGACGACTCAACAGTAGACCCTGCTAAAACTATTTCTTCAGCGTCACAGGTTGAAGTTTTTGTCAATGGCATTAAGAAAAATTTAAACACGGACTACACAGTTGATATTAGTAATCAAAATGTAAATTTTGTTACATCAGCAGTGCCTTCCGCAACAGATGTTATCTCCATATCGACACTGGTAGATAATCAATATTTTGTGGACGGCGGAGCCGATGCGGACTTGGTGTTGGTTCCAGGCGCAATCACCAGTCCATACTCGCTATCGTCTGGAGACAAAATTTCAGTAACAACTTTCAACAATGCACTAGGCATGAAGCAGAGAAGAGAAGTTCTTGAAGGAAGACCGAGCGGTATATTCAAGTTAAGATTTGACACTTTGAATGCTGGATACACTTTTGTTTGGTTGAACGGTGAACAATTAGTACAGGGAAGTGATTACACGGTGAGTGGAAGCACAATAACAGTAAACGGAAAAACAATAACATCTTCGGACAGGTTAGATGTCATGTATTTTGCTGTTGACTCGGCAGTCAGTGCCACAGGTTTTAGGATATTCAAAGACATGCTTAATAGAACATTCTACAAGAGGATAAGCAAGACAGCCACTACAAAATTAGTTGAAGACATGACCGAGGGAACATCTACTATAACAGTTGCAAATGGAACGGTGTTAAGCGAGCCAAACATTACGGCAAACGTTCCAGGAGTTGTGTTTGTTGACAAAGAAAGAATTGAATATTTTACTAAAGCAGGTAACACGTTAGGACAACTAAGACGTGGTACACTGGGAACAGGAATTAAGGAGCATGGATCAGGCACTGAAGTGGTAGATGCGTCTGGTACTCAAACCATCCCTTATGCGGACACAGTGCATACCAACACTTTCACAGGTGACGGTAGCACAGTTGTGTTTGCACTATCACAAGCACCATCCAACGCTAGTGAGTTAGACATATTCATTGGTGGCCAACGATTGTTGCTCACTAGCGAGGATGGATCAACAATAAATTACTCTGTTGACGGAAGCACTACTGCGGTGACATTAAGCACTGCTCCTGCTTCAGGAACGCAGGTCAAAATATTACACAAGAAAGGACAGGTCTGGTACACAGCGAAAGATGGTAATCCTGCGGATGGCCAAGGATTACAGGCTTCAACCACACAACAGGCTAAATTCATTGCTAATGAGCCTACAAACGCACCTGAATAAATACACTAGATGACACAGGACAATAAACCAATAGAATCAAAAGAAGAGAATAAGAAGCCTCAAGATAATACAGGTGTTATGATGACAGGGCACATCAAAATTTTCGATCCAGAAACAGGCGAAGTGATCGTTGATAAAAGAAACGCTATACACTATGAAAACATGTCTCAGGCACTTGCCAATTCATTGGCGAATAAATCAACAGGATTTGTCCACGAGATGGCTTTTGGAAACGGTGGTACTTCAGTAGACCCAACTGGCATAATCACATATTTGACACCAAATTCAACAGGCACAAATGCCACATTGTACAACCAAACATATTACAAAGTTATAGATGATAACTCTGCAACGAACAAAGACACCACACGAAACAAAATGGAAATTAGACACACCGCTGGCAACAAGTACACTGATATAGTGTGCACCTGCACTTTGGACTATGGAGAGCCAACAGGACAAGCGGCCTTTGACAACACAACAAACTTCAATGGTGATTTCGTGTTTGATGAACTAGGATTAAAAAGTTGGGAAGGCACAGAGAACGGATCAACAAACAAATTGCTCACACACGTTATTTTTCACCCTGTACAAAAATCTTTGAACAGGTTAATACAAATAGATTATACACTTAGAATACAAAGTTTAACCACTTTCACCGAAACAAGTTCAACTGCATTGTCTACTTCAAACACTGTAAGTGGAACTACTTCAGGTGGTAACACAGGATACTAATGGCATACACTGTAAACAAGACTAATAGTTCATCGTCCCCGAACTCATACACAGTTCAGGATGGCGTTTTAAATGATCAAACAGATCTAAAGTTTATCGGAAAAGGGTATGCTGGGTATGGCGAAGTAATTGCGGAAAACTTTTTACACTTGTTAGAAAATTTCTCCAACCCGTCGGCACCATCAAAACCCATCACAGGGCAGTTATGGTGGGACGAAACTAATTCTAAATTACAAGTGTACAATGGCACAGCATTTCAAACAGCAGGTGGTAGTGCACCTTACCAGTCCACAGCACCCTCTGGTTTAGCACAAGGTGATATTTGGATCGATTCTGATACAGGACAACTTTATTTCTACAACGGTTCTGCTTCAGTGTTGGTGGGACCACCAAGTGCTACAGGAACAACCAGTGGTTTTACTTTTGACAGTATATTAGATTCGAGCGACGCAACACAAAACATAACAAAATTGTTCAATGACGGTAACCTGATTGCAATCATATCGGAGGACACCTTTACACCGAAAGTTTCACTTTCAGGATTTGCTTCAATCAAAAAAGGTATAACTCTCACCACTGCAATAGCAGACACGAAGTTTCAAGGCACAGCCACTGACGCTGACGCACTGGGTGGAGTTGCCGCGGCAAACTACCTAAGGTCAAATGCAGATGACACAGCGACAGGAATAATTTCAATTGCTAACGATGGTGGACTTGTGGTCGGTGCTGACGCTGATATCACCCTGACAGTTGATTCTTCAGGAGGAATAATCTCGAACACGGTTGCAAACACAGACATCACATTCAAGGTTAACGACGCGGGAGTTACAACAACTGTCATGACAATTGATGGTTCAGAATCAAGGGTCGGTATTGGAACAACAACGCCTAGCACAAAATTAGATATTTCAGGAACAACAACTTCTACAGCATTTGCAGGACCACTCACAGGAAATGTAACAGGAAACTTGTCAAGTTCAGGTGCCAACACAATGGGCACTTTGACAATGGGTGGCACACTTACGACAAAAGGAATACTACCAGACACAACAACAAGTTATGATATAGGGTCAACTACTAAGAAGTACAACGTTGTATATGCCAAAGCAACTTCGGCCCAATACGCTGACTTGGCTGAGGTTTATGAATCAGATTCAGAGTACCCGATCGGCACAGTAATGATATTTGGTGGCGAAAAGGAAGTAACCCAATCTACTATTTCTAATGACACAAGAGTGGCAGGCGTAATAAGTGAGAACCCAGCATACTTAATGAACAATGATTCACCAGGACAGGCAGTTGCACTTGTAGGAAAGGTCAAGTGCAGGGTACAAGGAGTTGTCTCAAAAGGTGATCTTTTAACTACATGTGGAACTAATCCTGGATGTGCCCAAAAGGCAATAAGTCCAGTCATAGGTTCAGTTGTAGGAAAAGCAATGGAAAACAAGGATGATGCGGGAGAAAGTGTCATTTTAATAAGCGTAGGAAGACTATAAATACAGGTATATGGCGTACACAATTAACAAAACAGACGGAACAGTAGTTGCTACAATCACAGACGGCACTTCGGATAACACAACAAGTTTAACATTATTTGGAAAAAGTTTTTCAGGATTTGGTGAAGGTTTAAATGAAAACCTTGTAAAACTACTTGAAAACTCATCTTCAACATCGGCACCTTCAGCACCTTTAAAAGGTGAACTCTGGTTCGATACTAGTGTTAACCAATTGAAAGTATATGATGGAACCAGTTTTAAACCAACAGGTGGTTCAAAGGCGCAGGCAAGTGCACCTACATCACCTTCACAGGGTGACCTATGGTTAGACACAGACGATGATCAACTTTACGTTTACACAGGTTCAGCGTTTCAACTGGTAGGTCCGGTTTACACATCGGGACAAACATTGTCAGGATGGAAGATCGAGACACTTGCAAGTTCAGGTGGTAACAAAGTGGTTTCCTCTATGTATGCAGGTAACACAAGAGTAGCAATACTTTCAAAAGAAGATTTTACACCAACCGTAACACAGACAGGATTTGCGGCAATTAAAGCAGGTATAACACTGAACAGCACATTAGGTGCAGTGTTCGATGGAACGAACACACAGGCGGCCAGCATTGATGTGTCAGGCACATCTAACACTTCTGCCACATTGATAGCAGGTGGTAATTTTTTACGGGCGGATGCGGCAGACACGTCTACAGGACAACTGACGCTTGACACAGACTCAGGTATAAGGATTGGTGATTCACAGGAATTGACAATATCTGTATCAAGCAATGATGTTACTGTGGCACAAACGGCACAGGACAAGGATCTTAAATTCACAGTCAATGATGGTGGAGTAACAAAAACTCCTTTACAATTGACAGGTGCAGATGGTGGAGTAGACATCACTGGTGATGTAACAGTCACTGGAAATTTAACTGTAAGTGGCGAGTTTGATAAAAGTGGAAGTGTTATCAATCTTGTAGATGACGCATTCATAAAACTGAATTCAGGAAACGGTGAAGCAGATTCAGGGTTAATCATCGAAACAGGAGACACAGACGATGCTAGATTCTTTTATGATGTCTCTGAAAACCACTTTACTGCAGGAGAAGGCGGTACATATTCACAGGTGATAAGATTAGCGGATGCAGTTGCAGACGGCAATGCCAACAAAGAAAAAGTCTTAAAAACAACAGCGGCAGGTTTATTAACAGTAACTAACATAAATTTAGCGGCAGTTGGTTCAGACATCACATCATCATCAAGTACATCAAGCACTTCGGTTCCAACCACAGGACAGGTGACTAAATCATTAAAACTTTGGGGTGGATCTACAATCTCAGATGACAGCAGTAACAGTATCGCAGGAAACAGATACGTTGAGACTTCAGCACCAACATCTGGACAAGGTTCAAACGGAGATCTTTGGTTCGTAAGGGAGTCGTAATCCCA